GGATCTGCGCAATGAAGTAAAACAGCCTTTTCCCGAAAACAATGTCAAGGCCATGCTCTACAAGAATCCCACGCTTCAAATCAATAACGGGATCATGACCACCGACAAGGGATCGGTTATCAACCTGAACAACAAAAGTACTCCGTGGTTGGCCCTTTCCGACGAGATCAAAGCATGGGCCACTGATTTCGCCAAATACCTGAAAACCGGAACCGTCACCAAATTCCTGTCTGAGACAGTCGATTCAGAGGGCGGTTATCTTGTGCCGGAAGAATTCCGCAACATCATGATCATGTACGATTCGGAGCAAACTCTGGTTTGGAACCGCGCAACGGTTTGGCCGATGGGTGGAGAAAAACTTCAGTTCCCGAAACTGCAACAGAATCCCGATGTGGAAGATGTGGGCTTTGACAACTTTGCCGGTGTGACCTTTGAGTGGGTCGAAGAAGGTGGAGAGAAACCGGAAACCGAACCCACATTCGGCATGGTCGAAATGATCGTTCACGAATTGGCCGGTTACACCGAAATCACCAATACCTTACTCGATGACAGCATTATCAATTTGGTCAACTATCTGACCAGACTGTTCCGCGCTGCATGGTATTGGTACACGGATCGCTCTTTTATCCAGGGTACGGGCGGCAAACAGCCCCTTGGCATCATCAATGATCCTGGTGTGCTTTCCGTTTATCGTCAGACCGCCGACACCATTGAGGTGCAGGACGTGTTGAATATGGAAGCCCGTATGCCGTCAGTCTTTGACATGGGTACGGTGTGGTTTATCACCAAAAACGGTCGGGCCGCTCTGCGTGGGCAAACCGTTACTTCTTCTTCCAAAGAACTCGTCTTGCAGGAAATGTACGGAGATCTGGCGCGAGGATACGACATGACTATCCTTGGCAAACCGGCGTTCCTGGCCGATGGAAAGATTCCGGCACTTGGAAGTACGGGCGACATCATCCTGGCGAACTGGACGTGGTATTACATCGGTTTCCGGCAGGACTTCAGCATGGATTCCTCACGTCATTACAAGTTCCGCAATAACAGAACTGCTTTGCGGTGTTCGGGGCGTTTGGATGGTCAGGCGGCGATTGCACAAGCCTTCTGCATTTTGGATTCGGCTACATCGTAATTGATCGTCGTGTAAGGTTTCGTTAAAAGAAAATAACTTTCCAATTATATGGAGGAAATAACTATGTTTGATATCATGAATAACTACAAATTCGGTTACTTTCAACAAGCCGTGTCCGATGCCAACGGTGCTGCTGCAAATGCGCCCGATGATGACGGTATCGATCTGTGGACGGCCAATCAACTGCCGAACCGATTGCTTGTCATTGCCGATGTCGGTTCGGTTGCCGGTGGTTCCACCCTGGATCTGATCATTCAGGATTCGCCGGATAAATCCACTTGGGATGTGGACTTTCTCACCGTGGAGCAAATCGATGAAGCAGGACTTTATCTGATCGAGGTTTTCGATCCGATGCGCTACATCCGAGTCAATGTGACCGTGGGAACTGCTGCTTGCGTTTGGTCGTGCCTGTTCATGACCTTTGAAAATCAGCGGCGACCTGTGACTCAGGTTGGCACTGTTCCTTCCGTGACTTACGGTGAGGGCCGGAAACCTAAAGTGAGTGCAACTTAATTGATATGAAGATGCTCCCACGTAGTTAAACCGGAGTGGAGATGTAGAAGGGGTACAAATTCCGGTTTGTACCCCTTTTTTAATATAAGAGGAGAACAAGTTGTGAATGAAAACATGATCAAAATTAAAATACTCGACAGAAATCTGATGAAATCATTCGGTGGAGTTTTGGTAACAGTTGAAAAGTCAAAGGCCGAGCGTTTGGTAAGAAGTGGAAAGGCTTCATACGTTGACAGGCCGCGCACCAAGACAATGTATGGGCCACCTGAAAATAAGGCAGTATTTCACTCACCGGAAGATAAAATGATACATGAGATCGGATCTGAACACCGTTATCCTGATAGAGATGATGCCTTGTTTCCGCACATCATCAAATAGGAGTTTTAAAAATGGCATTAAATGCTAACGCATTAATGGATACCACATACTTCTTTCAGATGAATGATGACGATTCTTCAATCAGTGATCCCGAACAAAAAAACAGACTTGAAGATTTGATTAATGCCGTATCGACGGTGTTTGAAAGATTTTGCAATCGTACTCTGAAAGCAAGGGATTTCACATACGATTCTGAAGATCAAAATTATGATCCCAATTACTTGCACTACGCTGTTTTCGATGGGCCGAAAAAACACACCTTTTGGTTTCCCACTTATCCGGTCAATTCCCTTACGTCATTTTATGTGAGTGGTGTTGAAATAAGTGCTGCGGCGGCAGATGATTACGATGCATCCAACGGATATATCCTTTACGGCAAACAGGGTAAACTCATTTATTCACAGGGATTTGATTTTGGATATTTGAGAAATGTAAAAGTTGCCTGGAACGGCGGCTATACGGACGATCATGTTGAAATGGCTAATTTGAAATATCAGTGTTTTCAGGCCATACGTCAGTATATAAATGCTCCTTCCAATGCGCTTCTTGAATCAGAGCGGATCGGTAATTACTCCTATAAAATCGTATCGACTCAATTCCAACAGGAATTAAGAGGATTTGCTCCGCAAGTTTTTGAAAATCTTATGACCTATCGAAAGGTTGCCATCGGATGAGTTACGAAAATCTTCTCATTGAAAGAGTGGATGTTTATCGTAAGACGGTCGTTAAAAATGACGATGCCGGTTACACCACAAAGCCGGTTTGGACGGCAATTGCAACCGATGTGCCTTGCCGGATAAATCATCTTTTCGAAAGTTCTTCCGGTATCAGGATTTTGACCGGAGGAGCATCAATGGAAAATGATTACATCGGTTTTTTTAAGAAGAACCAGGATATTGTTGCCGGTGACAAGGTTACTTACAACGGTTTGGATCTTTTCGTAAAACCGATTTTCAACGCCTACAATTCAACAGGTGTTCATCACAAGGAAGTCTATTTGGGGATGGCTGAAACCTAATGTCCATTTACAGTGACATATACGGTGAGAGATTAAAAATTACGACAATCGTTCACCGTGATAAATTAGGAAAGCACATCTATCAGACGATTTTAAATCCGATATTAGAAGAACTTTACAACAGCATTGATGGTATTCTTCAAAATGTCGGAGAGACCATGATAAATGCTTTGATAGACACCGTGACTTCTTCTGGACAAGGTGGTGGAACATATGAGGTTTGGTTAATCGATCCTGAAGGAAAGAACGTTTACCTTGGAGATTACACGGCGTCTGCTAAAGGAGGGCCACCTTTTTCGGCTGCATCCGGCATTGACGGTGTTCCTGCCACCGGAACTCTGGCTTCATCTTTGATGTGGGATATTGATGCCGATGGTCGGCTTATAATCGGCGTAGGGCAATCAGCCGGAACTGAATTTGAATCTTCTTTTTTCAAGTGGGGAAAGATATTTGTCGGTGGTGATATCGTTAGCAAAACACCTGTTAATGTTTATGCAAAAGCATTGGATGATCCTGGTCATAAAAGTTATCGACCGTGGCTCAATGCTTTTATTGATGCAAACAAAAGTGTTGTCCGTCAGTGGATCAGAGAACAGGTCGGAGAAGCAATAAATAAAGTCACCCGTAGGCCAACGGTTAAAAGAGCGTTGGAAATACGAATTTACTGGAGAAGTGTAGGATGATCGAAACAGATAAATATCTTGTTAGTGTTATCACAACCGATGCTACGTTGATTTCGCTTATGAATATCACCGCAACCGATCATCGAGTTTACTCCTGGTATCCGGCTTTTAATCCGACATTTGCTGAAACAGATTGTTACATTGTCTATCGAAAAACCATGCCTGGAAGAAGTTTTAATTGGTCTTATCCTTCTCAAATGCCGAACATAAATTATCATCTTCGGGTTATGTCAATCGATCAATTAGTACTTGGTCAAGTTACCGAAAGGCTAATAGATCTTTTTGACGAAACATATAACGTGGAGTTGGATAGTTACGGCGTTAAGAAGATAAGTATAACGGGGAATTCCGACGCACCCACAGAGGGTGATGCCGGAAATCCTGTTTATGTAAAACTCGTTTCCTTTAGCTTCGGCACAGTTGTTAAACGGGGTTAGTGCAAAATGGATGATTACAGATATCGAATGGTTAGAGTGGTTTGTAAAGGTAAAATTAAAACGTGTAAATTTTGTGAAGATCTCGATTATGAAAACCATTCTTATGAAGGGTTTTGCGGTAAATGCGGCAGACCCCTTGATAAGAAACCAGGGGTGGTATGCAATTACATAGTCGGGTATTATGATCGCGGTTATCATCAGCAAAACAAAGTACACTTTAAGTGTAAAATGTGTAGTACAATAACGTCAATATAAGGAGAATAAATACTATGGCACAATATCCACTTTCATTCGATTCTGATAACATCTCGATTGGGCCTTGTTATGTTTACTTCCAAGGCGTTCATGTCGGCCATACTTTTGGTGGTGTTACTGTTTCCGTGACGCAGAACACCTATGAACTCAAGTCCGATCAGTATGGTGATACGCCCTTGCGAGTCCTCGATGCCGGTCTGGTTATGGAAGTAACCGTCAATATGACCGAATCAACTTTTGCCAACCTCAAGATCCTGTTTGCTTCGGCAACCGATGAAACCACTTACTTGACCTTTGGTAAACCTGTGGGTGAGCCGGTCAATACGGGTGAACTCGTTTTGGAGCCGATTGATGGTTCCGAAATCTACCAGATCTACAACGCAGCCCCCAACGTTGGTGGCGCGGTTGAAATTGCCTTTACGACCGACAATCAGCGTGTGTACGCCTGTAAGTTTGTGGCCCTGATTGATGATGCCAGAGAGTCCGGTGATCAGTTGTTTCGTATCGGTGGTTTCAGTTCTTCG